GGATCCTAAGCGTTATTGGACGCCTGCGGTCCAAAACGACCTTCACAAAGACGCTCTTAGACTTGGGGAGAGATTCTTCGACAATTAATAAGGAAACCAAATAATGGCTGGTTTTACCGCCGCTAATAACGAACATCTGATTCGTTCAAATCTCTGGTCGTCCCAGATCAAGGAAGTGCTCGAAGACGAGCTGATGGGCACGAAGTACGTTGACATGATCACGGACTTCCCGGATGGCGACACTGTCAACATCCCGTCTATCGGTCAGGCTGAGGCGTACGACTACGAAGAAGGCCAGGCAGTCCGCTACACCGGCATGGACACCGGTAACTTCACGTTCTCGATCACCGAATACAAGGCGTCGGGCACGTATATCACGAACAAGATGAAGCAGGACTCGTTCTACATGGGTCGTCTGGTTAGCTCGTTCGTTCCGAAGCAGGCCCGTGCTATCGCCTGTGCGATGGAAGCGGATATCCTCGCTATCGGCAACTCGGGCCAGACGGCTTCGTCCCTGAACACGATTAACGGTGCTGCTCACCGCTTTGTCGCTTCGGGTACGAACGACGTCATCACGGTCCAGGACTTTGCTAAGGCGAAGTACGCCCTTCAGGTGGCGAACGTTCCGATGTCGAACCTCGTTGCTATCGTGGACCCCTCCGTGGAGTACACGCTCTCGACGCTGTCGAACCTGACGAACGTCTCGAATAACCCGAAGTGGGAGGGCATCATCCGTGATGGCATGTCGACCGGTATGCGGTTCGTCATGAATATCTACGGCTTCGACGTCTATATGTCGAACTATCTGCCGTCCTCGATCTCCGAGACGATTAACTCGAACTCCGTCACGAACGGTGTTGCGAACTACTTCTTCTCGGCTGCTCCTGACGTTTTGCCGTTCGTCGGTAACGTCCGTCAAGCCCCGAAGGTTGACTCCGAGTATAACAAGGACCTCCAGCGCGAAGAGTATGTGACGACCTGTCGTTACGGCTTCAAGCTCTTCCGCCCTGAGAATCTTGTCACGGTTATCACCGACAAGGTCCAGGCTGTAGCCTAATTATAACTAAGGAGAACATAAATGGCTTGGTACAATTCTGACGGCCTGTACGTCAAGTTTGGTACGGAAACCGACACTGCGGCTAAGGCTGGCGAGTACTCGACGCTTGGCCCGCAGCGTATGGTCGAACTGAAGATTACCGCAATGACCGCCCTTGGCACCGCTGCGGCGATCCAGGACGACACGGTGGTGATTCCGAAGAACGCTCGTATCGAAAAGATCGAGATCGTGACCGAGACGGCGTGTACGTCCGGTGGTTCGGCTACGCTGAACATCGGCCTTATCCGCACGGATCGTACGACGGAACTCGACTACGACGGCTTCGTTGCTGCTCTTGCTCTGGCGTCGTTTAACGCCGCTGGCGAGACGTACACGATCACGAACGGTGCGACGGGTGCTGGTGCGCTTGTTGGTACGACTCTGTCGAACAACGGCTACCTCACTGCTGACTACGACACGGCGGCCTTCACGGCTGGCGCGATCAAGGTCCGCATCTACTTCATCCGTACGTAACAACTTAGGGAGGGACTCTTCGGGGTCCCTCCCCCTTAAGGATCATTCAGTTGCCTGAACATTCGGTTATCACCGATCCCAATATCCACGAACCCAAGGGTGTTGCAACAGCTGCGGCTGGAGAGGTCTACGTCGCTAACGGCTCTGGCTCTGGAGCATGGGACCCAAGGCTGCCCAGTCAGTCTGGGAACTCCGGGAAAGTCCTGAAGACTGACGGCTCTGCTGAGTCCTGGGATTATCCGTATTTCTCTGCTGGTCTGGTTTCATCCGGTGGTACTCTTTCCGCTGGTGTAAATTGCACAGTCACTCGACCCTCTACCGGCATCTACGAAGTGCTCTTTGATACAGCAGCACCTTCAGCTGACTACCGGGTTATGGTGACCTCAGAGACGTCTGGTGCTGCTCGTACAGTTGCAGCGTATTCGAGAGCAACTACCGGCTTTACTGTTGAAACGAGAAACGTCGGCTCGTCTCCAACTGTCTCTAACGGCGCTTTTTCCTTTATAGTATTCCTATGATCAATCGGACCACCTTCTACGCTTACGTAAAACGAGCTCCTTTTGGTGGTCGACTGAGTCCCCAGCAACAGGATGGCCTCGAGCGTATCCTTACCTACTGGGACACGAAATACCCGAAGTCAGATATCCGCTGGCTTGCGTATATCCTTGCTACGGTCTTTCACGAGACTGATGCCACTATCCAACCCGTGAAGGAAAAGGGTGGCGAGAAGTACCTTCGTTCAAAGAAGTACTACCCCTGGTATGGTCGTGGTCTTGTCCAGATCACCTGGGAGGCAAACTACAAGAAGTACGGCATCGTCCACCCTGATGATGCCCTGACCTGGACTAAGTCCCTGTACGTCCTGTTCCACGGGATGATCTACGGAACGTTCACCGGCAAGAAGCTCGGCCACTACTTCACTGAAGGAGTCGAGGATCCCCGTGGGGCGCGTAGGATCATTAACGGCACTGATAAGGCCGGACTGATCGCAGACTACTACCAGAACTTCCTCGGAGCCCTGAATGCTTCACTACAAGAGGAACCACCCGTTGACGCCACGCCGGAACAGGCGGCGGCAGACATCACCCCCTTCTTCAAAGACCCCCAAGCAATCACAGGGACGGCTGGTGGACTTATCGCTACCGTCGTCGCCGCTGTTAACTCGCCCTGGGGAGTGGCCTCCTTGGGCGTTCTCGTAGCTGCTGGGCTTATCCTGGCCTTCCTGTTCCTCAGAAAGAAAGAGAAGTACGTAAAGGGTGTTTAAACTCCTAGTAGACCTCCTGGTAGGTCTGAAAACAAAACTGATCATCGCTGGTCTAGCCCTGATCGCATTTGCTGGCTGGATCATGAAGATCAAGTACCAGGCTAGAAAAGAAGGCGAAGAGCGATACCGCAAGAAAATCGACGCCCAGACTAAGAAAGTTGAAGATGCCTGGACCAAAATTGACCGTACTCCTTCTGATGTCGACGCTGCTCTTAGCAGGCTGCAACGCAGATCGACAGATAGTGGTTATGGTCCCAAGTCTTGACGCACCACCCCCTGGGACAATCAAAGCCCTGGAAAACCAGTGTAAGGTCAAGAAAGACTCCGCTACGTGCCAGTACATCGTAAAGCTGGACAAGCACTACCAGAAGCTAGACACAGTACCTAACGTAGTTCAGAAATGAAGCAGACACTGCTCCAGCTTACCCAGGACATCTTGTCCTCCATGGACGCTGATGAGGTCACCTCGATCTCTGACACGATTGAGTCAGAGCAAGTCGCTACGATCATCAAGCAAGTCTACTACGACATTGTCCACTCACAGCCTATTGCTGAACACAAGGGGTTCTTTACCCTTACAGCGACTTCGGTAGGGACCCCAACAGTCCTGACAAGGCCGTCAGACGTCATGGAGCTCGAGTGGTTCAAGTACAACACTAGGATCAGTACTGACACGACTGATACCTGGGAGTACGTCCACTACCTCTCCCCCGACGAGTTCCTTGACTACGTCCAGGGCTTTGACCAGACCCAGACCTACGTCGACTCGTTTACTCTGACAGAAGACAGCTACAGCACTACGATCTACATCGAGAACGACAGAGCTCCAAAGTTCTGGACCTCGTTCAACGACGAAGAGATCGTCTGTGACGCCTATGACTCTGTGGTCGACACCACAGGCCTGACAGCTGTGAAGACCCAGTGTTTTGGTCGTCTGCTGCCTTCTTGGACCCATGCTGACGGCGCAACACCTGACCTGGACGCCGAGCAGTTCCGTCTTCTCTATAACGAAGCTAAGGCTCTCGCCTGGGCTGAGATGAAGCAGACTGTCCACGCTAAGGCTGAAAAGAAGGTCAGGGAACAGAAGATCCACCTGACACGCAAACAGCAGGACCTCCCCGGTAAGGACTCTACCTGGAACCGATCCCTGCCTAATTACGGAAGAAAATAATGCTTGATGATTTCCTTGGCGCTAATGACATCACGTCTGTCCGAGAGATCCCCCTAGACACCGGTAACACTCTCTACGCCAAGCGTACTGACCCGTACGGATTCATCCACTTCTCTCTTGCTAAAGGTAACCTCCCAGACTGGATGAAAGGCAATTACACATCCTGGACTGAGGCACAAAAAGCAGTTCAACAGTACCTGTTGGCACGGAACCTAGAAAAGAACGAAATCCAGTTACCGTCCGCTAAGGCAGATCCAAAGAAAGACACGAAGACTTAATGCCCCGTAGTGCTGCCGTAACCATTGAGAACAACTTCGTCAATGGCCTTGTAACAGAAGCAACCGCTCTAAACTTCCCGGAGGCAGCAGCTACCGATACCTATAATTGCGTCTTCAACCAGGACGGCTCCTTTGAGCGCCGTCTTGGTTTGGACTTTGAGACCGGATACACGGAGCTCTCCAAGGATCGTTCTGGCAATGCCATGGCGACCTACTACTGGAAGGCTGCCGCTGGATCCGGTCTTTATAATTTTGTCGTCCTGCAAATCGGGATGACCCTGTACTTCTATGCGACTGACGATGTCTCTTTGTCGGCTGGCAGGAACACTGATACCGTTGACCTGTCTACTAACCTTGTTTCTGGTGTCTCGGTAGGCTCAAGCCCCTACCCCGAGAGGTTCGAGTGTGAATTCTCTGCCGGTAAGGGGTACCTCTTTGTCACCCATCCGTACATCGATCCTGTGTACGTCACGTA